GCGGCGATCCGCGCTTCGAATCCGCGCCGGACGAGATTCCGGCGGCAGGGTTCCACTGTTTCGTTCCTGGCGGGGGTGTTTTGTTTGGCTTTTACATCATGGACAGGAGCGTTTTCACATGGGCGGCGCGGTCCAGCATCCGTTCATGCTCCCAGTCCCAGACGGCCTGCATGGCCTCCGTGGGATGGAGACCGGCGTCCTTCGCCTTTTCGATATGGCGAACGGCCATTTCGTGGAGCTTATTGGCATGGCCCAGCTCCTGACGGCTGAGATCGGCGTAGATGTTTGCGTCTTCCGGGCTGTCCTCGGTGTGCTTGGCAGCCTCGCGGGCGTACTTCTCGGCATCGTCCAGTTCTTCCCGGATCTCTTCGGCCAAGTGTCTGATCTCGTGCATAAGAGCCTCCTAACTCTGCTTGATAAGGGTGTAGAGCTTGTCCACATCCGTTTCATTCAGCGTGACGTTCCCAATCAGGGGGATATTGGTGGTGACGGGGCCTTTGGCGGCTTCGGTTTTCAGGCAGGTGTAGATCTTGTCAATATCTACGTTCCCCGCTTCGTCAAAGACGCCGAGGGCCTTTACAGCGGGATGCTCCCGGAGGGCGGAAAGGCTGGCGTCCAGATTGCCAAGGGCCATAGCGGCCCCGGCTCCGACCGCCCATTTCTGCCAGCCGGTGAGCTTGCCGGTAAATTCTTCATCCACATAGCGGGCAGCGCCCTGCTTGATCTGTTCCAATGTTACCATAGATTCCTCCAATGACGGGAGAGAGGGGGGCTATGCCCCTCTCTTCTTCCCTCTTCGCCTCTTAGCAGCCGCAGCCGCAGGTGGAAACGGGGAGGGGGTTATAGGTGGACTGGGGCGTGGTGCCGGTGCCGGTGGTGATGTCCGCGACCATTTTGGGATAAAAGGTGGCGTTCGTGTAGGTGACAATGGTGTTGTCAGCGCACTTCCGTTCGTCCCGCTCCCGGGAAATGGCCCCGCACAGCTCGTTCTTGCAGCAGTCCACGCGCTCCTGCAACAGCTGGAAGCTGTCCTTGGTGGCCTGATTGTTGACCGCCTGAGAGGCCAGCACACCCTGCACTTCGCCCAGCTTGCCGTCGATGTACTTGTACATCTCCAGCATCTTCTGGTCCTGGTAGGTGTTGGCATCCCGCAGGGCAATGTCGCTGCGGAGTTTGGCGTTCTCCTGCACCATGGACAGCTCGTAGCGGTTAATTGTGTGGTTCTCGCTGCATCCGGCCTCCGCCGCCATACCAGCGGCAAAGGGGATGACGCGATTGCCCAGCAGCATCCCGCCGAGACCGCCCAGAGAGTTCAGGACGCCCAGAGACAGACCGGCAATGCCGGTGCCGAGAGCAGTGCCTGCGACGCCCTTGCTTGCAAATTCAGCCATAGAGAGACTCCTCCTTCTCTAAAAATACACCCCCTGTTTCCGCGCGCAAAACAAGCGGTGCTCTATGGTTACCGTACCACAGGACACCGCTTGTCATGGCTTATGGATGTTTTTTGTTTGGGCGGGAGATGCCTGCTTTATCCCGGATGGAGCGCAGGCAGGCGTTCACGGAGGAACGGGACAGGTACAGCTCTGCCGCCGCGTCCTCGATCGCCCAGCCACGGCGGCAAACCAGATTGAACACGCGCCGCTCCCGGTCGGTGAGATAGCGGCACTGCTCCATCTTTTGGAGCTGCTGGACGGTGTATCGGTATTTCATAATGGGCCTCCTTTACGAAGTGCCCCTCCCCTTTGATCTACCGATGCAGGGGGTCAGGATCCCTGCGTGTCTATCATGGCTAACAGCTTTTCCAGATCGTAAAAATTCCGTGGGTTCAGCCCGGTTTCCCGCTGAATGAGCCGAAAGCGGTAGCGGATGGAGTTATAGTGCAGGTAAACCGCGCCACCGGTCTTTTTCATGCTCATGTTGTTCTCCGCATAGGTTTTCAGCAGTTTTTTGTCCCGATCCTCCATAGCTTACCTCCTTTTGTTGCGTTGGGCGGCTGGCAACTTTTCGATAGCAATTTTAGTTTCACACAACTTACGATACATTGCGTGTTCAAAGCCTTTGAATGGCTTAAACTGCTGAAATTCGTTCTCTAATTCGGTCAGCAGATTGACCACTTTATGTTTCTCGATGTACTCAGCCATCTTACTTTCCACCCAACAAGTACAGTTTCAGCCACAGTGGAATGTCGGCGGTTAAAATGCTTTTGAAATAGAACACGATAAACGCAATGCCAGCGGCTATGACCATCGTCCAAAAGGCTATAATCAGCCAGTCTTTCCGTTTCATTCAGTACCTCCGTCCTTTCTCTCCGCGGCTGCAAAATTCGGCTGGTGCGACCTCCATGCCGCTCATTCGACAGGTGGGAATTCCTTTCCCATTGACGTTGACCGCGACGAGGTGCTTGCAGTCCTTTCACCGCGTCACAACCACGGCATCTACGGTGGGGCAAGCGTCAACTACTCCGCTTACTTCATCCAACGGGCAAAGTACAGCAAACTCATTGTCATATAGCATATCAACCAGTTTATCAGCGTCAATCGTCCTCATGGTCAGCACCTCCATCCATCTTGGCCCCGCAGTTGGGGCAGAAGTTTCTATGGTTGTCGTTTGACTCTTCTTCGTTGCACTTTGAACAGATTACACAGCCGTCACCACCGAATACCCACCGTCCATGCACCACCGGGGCCACGTCGGCGGCAGGCACACTCTTGATAATCTCTCTGAGATAATCCGTTTTGCAGCTTTCGGCGTCGTCTGCGATTACAGCGCAATCGGCTTTCTCTATCGCCTTAATTGCAGTTTCACGCTCCATGTAGTCAACCATTGTCATCCCTCCTCCACATAGCACCAGCTCTGGGGCGGGCGCTTGATTTGCAAGCTCTCGTTTCCGCAAGTGCCGTTGTTTTCCCAGTACATGGCGCCGCTCTCACAATACAAACTGTTTGGGCACGCCCGCCGGAACTCCGTCAGCTCCCGCGGCTGGTCGTAGATGCGCAAGTCGGAGATGTGCCAGCCGTAAACTGTCTTTCCTTTTGCATACTTTTCTGTGTCAAAACCGTCCATACAAGCGGCCATGCAGAAAAGTGGGTTGGTATTATGCGGAGTACCTATCCAGAATTGGTCGCAGGTAAACTCCCCGATAACGCGCCCGTTTCCGATGTTCATTCCGCTGCACTTCTTTGCATTGACCAGGAAGGAAATGGGGCCGCCCATCCAGCGCTCACGCCATGCGGCATCCCTGACCCACAGCTTGTCGCCCCCGGCGGAACAGTAGATGTAGCACTTAAACGGCGTTTGCAGCTTCGGCTTGGTCTTGCGGACTTCGATGGTCTTTTCGCCGTTGGCGATCTTCTCCACCCACTTGGGGCGGATGCTGATAAGTACGGCTTTACTCATCCTTCTTCGCCTCCAATGCTTTCTCCGCCTTTTCGGAAGTGTTCAGCCATGCTAAAATATCCGAATAGTCCTCTGAAAACTCTAACTCGTCCTCAAACCCAAGATTTTTGTACATTAACCTGCAAAATTCTTTTTGGTTGTCGTATAACAGTTTCGCTAACTGCTGATTTGTCGCGGCTCGTATACGGTCTGCATTGGTCAACGCTTTGTTAAATGGTAGCACCACCAGCCGACCGTCTCTGTCGGCCTCGGCCAGCTCTTTCATCCTGTCTACATCGATGCCGTTGAACAGCGCCGCAATGATAGCCATATCCATGCGCATCGAGGTTACATCGGATGGCATCATGTGCGTGTCCTCGTAGGCTTTCAGCCGCCAGTAAAGGTCCATAGCGTGTTCCCGCACGGCTTCCACATCAATCATTGTCCTGCGGGTGGTGTGCTCGTCTACCAAAACATCAGGGATAGTCAATCGTTCCATCTTCTTACCTCCTCCACCGGCACCCGTCACAGGCCCCCTCATGGGCCAGCGTGTAGTTTCCGCATTTCAGGCACAGTTCGTTCCGCAGGGCGTCAATCTCTTTCGCCCGCGCTTCGATCAAGTCAGCGGCTCCCGCCAGATCATCGCACAGGGTAATGAGCGTTTCCCACTCATTTGTCCGCGCCTTTTCCGCGTGCTCACGCAGCGAATTTACGAGGTTTGTATCTCTCATAGTTCCTCCCCCAATCTCCAACCATCGTCCCGCACCTGAAACGCGTCGCCCAGTTGTACGGTGTCCGGGTAATTGTGCTGTGTGGTCTGGATGGCGTACTTGTCGATCTCGGTTGCATAGTAGGCGGTGATCTCCGCGCCCAGCTTGTCCAGTGCGATATGGCCGCAGCTCATGCCGTCGTACATAGAAAGCACTTCCACCGGCTCCTTCGTCAGCCCGGTAAAATGGCTCATGATGTGCGCGATCACATCTACGGTCCAGCCGTTGCCCAGCATTTTATACGCCTGGGTGTCGCTGACGGGAAATGCGTACGTGTCCGGCACAGTCTGGAGGCGCATACACTCGCGGACCGTCAGCTTGCGAATGATGTAAAATCCGTCTGCCAGTTTAATAGGGTATGTCTTTCCTTTGATGGTGATCCGCCCGCCGCGAACCTCGTAAACCGGCATTTGCTTTCCGTCCGCCGTTACAATTAGAATGTTATTGTGTTGCCAATCTCCGTTTGCGGTCAGTGTTGGTGCTTTTTCATATTTCACTCCGCCTCGATTGAATCCCCGTGGGCGCTGAAAAATCGCGGATTCTACAACCAACCTGCTCTGGTGCCCGGTAGCGGCCACGGCGTTACTTTTCTGGTCGTCCCGCATTTCAAAAGCGGAACCATTTTCACGCCCGCGCCACGCCATACCGGCGGGCACCGCCTAAAGTCCGGTGGCCGCACCCGCCGGGGCGGGCGCGCGCG